GCAAATTAATGTTTATTGTCCAGATGGTAAAGGAAGTAAACAAGTTGAAGAATTAGCTGAAGCGGTAGCAGCATTATACCCAGCAGCAAACAAACAAGCATTTGCAACTGTTTCAATCGAAGGGCATCCTCAGATTGGCAGAGCAATGCCTGAACCTAATTTTAGGATGATTCCTGTAACTGTTTGGTATAGGCAAGAATCTTAGAATCGTTATTCTAACGAATAAACAAATATTTTGCAAAATATTTTATAAAGGAATGAAATGGCAAATCTTACTAATACAACTGTAACGGGCGTAAATGGCCCTGTCACAGCTACTCGAAATGCTTTGACGACTTCTCAGGATACTCTAACTGTCACTAAAGGTATTTTGGAACTGTATAACACAACAGGTTCGTCTGTCACTGTGACGATTGATGGTAGCTCTAGCACAACTATCAGTCCAACTGGTTATGGCGGCACTGTAGACGTATCAGCAGGTAAGGCAATCGTGGTGGGTGCAAATACAACTGTGTATGTTGACTTGAGCACTATCTCTGCGTTCTTAGCAGGCACTATTGCTATCTCGGCTAGTGCAACGGGTGTAAATGCCCATGTTTATATTTAATTGAAAGGATAAATTATGCCAGTAGCAACTAGTGCAGCTATTACTTCTGCAACAACAGTATTGTATGTATCTAATGGTCAACCGGGTTCGTACACTACAGGTGGTTTCGCTGCCCTGTCGTGGACTGAGGTTGGGGAATTGTCTGATATCGGTAATTTGGGGGGTACTACCAACGTTGTGAAACACATGCCTATTAAAACCGGCGCTGTAGTGAAACGTTCGGGTAGTACTGATTATGGTACGTTGAATCTTAAAGGTGCTAAAGCTTCTGATGCAGGACAAACTATTCTGCAAACAGCTTTTGATGCACGTTCTTCGATTTCGTTCAAGATTGTTTATCCATCTGCTTTGGGCACAACTAACTACTTTACAGGGATTGTTGCAAGTACAATCACCTCTGTAGGTAACAGTGACCAGATTTTGGGATATTAATCAAATATTGATATCGACAACCAAATCCTCTAAAACTTGACTTTTAAAGAGATATGTGATAATATCTCTTGTCTCAAGGAACTGTCGGTAAAGCAGTTCCTAGTATGTTCTTCTAACGAGATTATACTAGGAAACGTTTTATAGTCAAGAGAATTCTTCCAAAATCACAAAGATAGAGGAAGCAGTGCATTCTGCACAAACACAGCAGAGGAATATTCCAAAGCTAAATCAACAATCTAAATAAGGAGCAACAATGGCTTTTGATCTGAAACAACAAACTAACCTCGCTATCGAACAAACTGCTGAGATGGTTCTCGTAAATCCTGTAACTGGTGTTGATCTGTTCGATCCAGATAAAGGTGAAGAAGATGGTGTAGTTAAGTTTACTTTGGTAAGTAAGTCCAATCCTAAGCATTTGAAAGCAGTGGAAGTACTGAATAAAGCACAGGCTAAACGTGGTAATCGTAAGCCTACCATGGCAGAAGCGCGAGAAGAGTCTGTTAATTTTCTTGTTGCTTTGTCAATCAGTGTAGACAACTTGGAGTATGACGGTCAGCCCATTAATACTCCTGCTGCATTCAAAGCTCTGTACGAAGATGAAGAATATTCTTGGGTACGTGATCAAGTGTCGGATTTCTTGAGTAAAGAAACAAATTTCATTCACGCGTAAGCTCTGCCCTAATTCTTTATGCTCGTCAAGTAGCTTATTATGGGGCTACTCCGACAGGTCAAAAAATATCCCGCTTAGAAGCTCTTCAGTCTAAGCAATCCAATGAAGCTCAAGCAATAGAAGCGGAATTCCCTGATATAGAAGAGGGATTTGATTCTATTCTTGAGCTTTTCTTTTTATCTGGAATGGCTACTTCTACAGGCATGGGCTTAACTGCCTTATCTTGGCAAGAGCTAAGAGCTTTCAGACAAGAAAATAAATTGAATCTTACTCTTTGGGAAAGAGCTACTTTAAAGAAAATGTCAGAAGCTTACGCATACGAATATTGTAAAGCAAGTGACCCTAGTCGTCAACCTCCTTACAAACAAGAGCGTACAGTATTTAACGAAGAAGAGCATAACATTAAGAAGGCAATGAAGATGATGGATGTATTGTCCGCAATGAAGAATAGAGGAAAGCAATGAATATTGATCAACTTACCATCAAGGTAAAAACAGATGGTGTCACTGATGCAAAACGTCAACTTGACCAACTTGGAACATCAGCAGAAAGTACAGAGAAAAAAGTAAAGAAACTTGTTGATGCTGTGGATGACATGGTAAAGAAGTTTTCCTCTGGAAATGCCGCTGTGAAGGCCATGACAGATGCAATGTCTGTTGTAAATAAATCTACACAAGCTTCCGATGCTGCTATTAAAGCATTGAACAATTCTGTGATGATGTTGTCTAAACAGGTTGAAGCACTTGGAAGTTCTTTTAGTAAAGGTGCTACATCTGTCAGCACGTCCACAGTTAACATTGTACACAATACAGCAGCAATGTCTGATGCACACGCTGCTGCGCGTGGTTTGACAGGCTCTCTTGGAGCTTTATGGCTCACATATGGTAATGCTGCCCCTCTTGCCGCTGGTGCGGCTATTGGCGCTTCTATGAAGCAAATTATCACTGTTGGTGCAGAAGTTGAGAATACATTGGAAGCTATTCGTCTTAAAGGCGGCGCTACAATGCAAGAGGTAGACGATCTAAGAAAAGCCATCCTAGATATTGGAACAGGGATTTACGGACCACAAGAAGTGAGTAAAGCTTTTGAAGCTTTGATTCTGGCAGGTTTGAAAGCTAAAGAAGCTATTAGTGGTATTGGAGCAGCTTTAAATCTTGCAACAGCAGGCGGCAGCACAGTTGAAAAAGCCGCTGAATCTTTGGTGACGATTGGAACAGCAGTAGGAGCTACATCTAAAGAATACGATTATCTGGCAGATGGTATTACAACCGCTGCTAATATTTCTCTTGCTTCTGTAGATTCGATTGCTGCTGCTGTGAAGCGCGCTTCCGTTGTTAACAAATTGTATGGAGCTTCTTTTGAAGATATCTTAACACAAACTGCTGCACTTGCGCAACTTGGTATCAAAAATACAGCAGCAGGTACGGCTATCACAAACTTCTATGCTAATGCAATGGGAGGCTCACAAAAAGCAAAAACTGCTCTAGACGCTTTGGGCATGAGTTTCCAAGATGCAGACGGTAAAGCAAAACCTATTGTAAAGACATTTGAAGAATTAAATCAGAAATTACAAAAATTTGACTTAGCATCTCAAAAGAAAATTATCACAGAAATCTTCGGTGAACGTGCATTGCGTGATGTTGAATCTATGCGAGACTTGGTAAAACAGACAGCAGATGACACAGAACATTACGCAAATAAACTGGAAGAAATTCAAGGGCAAGTTAAAACAGCAGCAGGCTCTTCTGCTTTGATTGCAGCACAACAAGCTTTGACAGCAGAAAATCAGATGAAAAGTGTTGCTAATACTTTGTCTAGTGTTTTTGCAGAAGCTTTTAAAGAAATTGAGCCACAAATTGTTGGTATTGCAAAAGCACTGAAAGAAGTTTTTTCTTCTCAAGATTTTAAAACAACTGTACAAAATATAGCAACAAGCTTCACAAATCTTGCAAAAGTATTAGCTGACAACATTCCTTTACTGACAGCAGTAGCAGATGGCTTCTTGGTTATTGGTGGCGCAATGGCAGGAGGGGCATTGTTCACAAGATTAATTCCTGTTGTGCAAGGTTTGATTGCTGTGATGGTTGGATTGGCAACCAGTTTTACAGCAGCAGGAACAGCAGCAGAGTTTGGTGCAGCAGGCATTACAGCAGTAAGTACAGCAGCTAAATTACTACCGGGTATTGGTATTGCAATTGGTTTGATTACAACAGCATGGGTATTGTATGAAGCTAGTGCTAAGAAAGCAACAACTTCTACAGAAGAACTCTATGAGGCTAAAAAGAAATTAGCAGGAGACTATAACTCTGACTTCTTAAAGAATCTAGAAGAAGAGGCTAAACGTCTTGAAAGTGTTAACGTGCAGTTGGCCAAAGGTGCAACGCTAACTCAGGCTCAATATACAGCCAATCAACAACTTGCTTTAACCAAGCAAATGAATATGCTGCAAGACGCAACTTCCGCTGCTCATGAAGAGCTTGTTAAAGCCGCAGATGCGTACAATAAACTAGCAAAACAAAGCCAATTTGATCCTAGCGTTGAACTTAAAACTGCCGATGCTGCTAAGCGTTTGGCAATTGCTCAGAATAATGTCACTGATTCCTTGAAAGCTCAGAACGAATTTAGAACAAAAGCTTTGACATTAGAAGAAAGAATTACAGCAGCTTCTCAAGAGCAAGCAGATAAACTTAATAAACGTCAAGCCGACGCAGATGCGGCAGCCAAAGCAGCAGCAGGAACTCAAGTATATAACGGAAAAGAAAAGTCCACAGGACCAAACTTCTTTGAACAATTGATTGATTCCGGTAATAAATGGCTGGCTGGGCATAAGACTCGTGTTGATGCCATGATGCAAGAAATCAACACAGGATCAGCAGGAGCGTCTAAATTCTTCCAAGCTGAGGCACAAGAAGCTATCAACTCTATTGCCGCTACTGACGCTGCCAAAAAACTCTCTGCGGCTAAAGTTGAAGAGCTTAAAGCGCGTATTATGGCAATTGCCGTGCAACGTGATGAGATTAAGACACAAGAAGACAATTTGAAAAAATATGCCGAATTGAAAATTAGTGTGTTAGATCAAACTAAAGGTAATGACGCATATTTCAAGTCTATTGTTGATGGCACTGACAAAGTTGTTGGTAAATACTCTGAGCAACTCACTGCTGCTGCACAACGGGCAGGAATGACAGAGAAGGAAATTGATGCTGCACAACGTCTTGGTAAGTTGTTGGATGAACAAATCAAGCTAAAAGATGAAATTAAAAAGCTTGATACCCTAACATCTTCTGCAAATACAAAAGCAGAGCAATACATGGATCAAGCAAATGCTTTGTCTGAGTATGGCTCTAAAGCGAAATCGACAGCACTTGATTTAGCACAAGCTAAAGTTGCTCAAATGGATTTGTCGAATAGTGCTGTACAATTAAAAGCAAACAATTATCTGCTGGCTGCATCCTACGAAACTGTTGCAAAAGCTCTTGTTAATATAAATCAAATTGGTGCAAATGCTGCTGAAGAGACAGCAAAACTAGAAGCTGACTCATTGCTCACATTTGAAGAGAATGAGAAAAAGAAAGTTGAAATTAAAGCTAATGCTACAAAGAAAATCATTGACATGAATCTTGAGCAAGCTCGTACAGCTTCACTTTCTGGTGATCCCAAAGCAATGGGAGCTTATCTGAAAGCTGTCGAAGATGCCGCTACTGCTAAAGCAACTATTGATAAAAATACTGCAATTAAGTCTCATAACATTGAACTTGAAGACTGGAAGAAAACAGTAAATAGCATTGTTGATGAAACTTTAAAAGGATTT